ATATGCAGAATCAGCTTCAAAACGTTCGGCCAAGTCAGCGTATTGTGCTTGAACTGATGTACCAACAAAACTTGTAGCAAATACGTTACTGAATCTGCTGGTTGTTGATCCAATATCAATACTTACATTACTTACTGGTAACAGTTTTGTAGAAATAATTGCTGTGCTCATGTTACTGAATCCAGTAACAGTTAGGTTACCTGTAACAGAATGATTAGTACCTACTGTTAGACTACCTGGGATCGAAACTGCTCTGGAACTACCAGTAATACCAATGGCTACATTACTTGTACCACCTTGGTTAACATAAAGATTAAAATCACTGTTGTTAAGTGTATTAGTTAAACGAACTGCACCACCTGCAACACCTACGTTTAATTCACCGCCACCACCAACAGTAATACCTGAGTTGTTTTGAACTGCTAGAGTATATGTTGTGGTGATGTTAGTGTCACTACGTAAAAGCTGTGTTGAAGCTAATCCGTTTAGTGTAAGTGCGTTACTTGCGTCACCTGTATATTGTATGCCAGTTACAGCACTGGTAGCAGCTAGATTTAAACCTGGTTTAATTGTGCTAAATCCGCTGATGCCTGTTAATGGAGTAAATGTGCTGTCTCTACTTAAAATAGCAATTCTTGCATTACTAATATAAAAACTTACTACTACGTGTGATCCACTAGCAGAGTCTATAATACTTTCAACAATAGCGCCCGATGTACCTGCTGTGCTTGTATATGCTGGACCAACAACTAAAAATGTACTACCAGTGTATACTTTTAATTGAGCACTAGCTGTGTCCCACCATAGGTCACCAGTTACTGGGCCCGAAGGTTCTGTATTTCCGCTAGCTGAACTTGAAATTGGTTTCCAAATAGTACCATTGTAAACTTTAAGAATAGTGTTCAAACTATCATACCAAAGCTGACCTGCAATAGGCGCACTTGGTGCTGATGTATTTGAAAAGTTTTCTAACAGTTTTATATAGTTTTCATTTAGAAAAACGCCGTAGCCTGCATAGTTTTTACCAATCAGTGTTAAACTGGTAGCACTAGTGTTTACGGTACCGTCTGAAACAGTTGCTAGGGCAGCCCCAGCTGTTGTAGTAATGTTGTATGCCATTTTTATTACCTAATTATTATAATGTATTTATCCTAACTCTTTATGCTTCTCTCTGAAACCAAAAGTCGCCGTTTTCACTTCCAGCATCATTAACTCCTGGATTTGGTTCGTCTGTGCTGACAAATTTAGCAGATCCGCTCCAATAAGTTGTTGCTGTTTTAACATACTGTGTTGTAGCCACAGTTGCATTACCAGTACTGCTTCTAGTTTGTACTTGAGTAACAGCAGACGCACCATGGGCTAGTGCAATACCTGATTGGCTACCAGTAAATACGGTAGCACCATCTACTACTGCTACAATATTGCCTGCTGTAAGACCAGTGTCATTAACTTGAATAAAGCTGTCTTGACCAAATATTTTACCATTATCAAACGCCGCTTGAACAAAAGCAGTAGTAGCTAGTTGCGTTGTATTTGTACCTGAACTTGCTGTTGGTGCTGTTGGTACTCCAGTTAGGGTAGAATTCACAAAACTGTTGTCTACATAATTTTTAGTAGCTATGCCTGAAGCTGTGGTTGGATTATTAGCTACTTCAATAGCACCTGTTGATCCTTCAATGTGTATAATATTAGTGCTGTTTCCGCCAACGTTGGTATATACATCAATGTCACCATTTTGTCTACTATTAGTAATTATTGCTGACCCTGAGGAATTAGTTGTGATAGACAGATTACTGTTAAGACCAATAGTTAGTCCACTATTATTTTGAATTGTCAATGCACCTGCTGTAGTATCTGATTCATCTGATCTTAAATAGTTGGCTGCGGGTTGACCACCTAAATAGCTGGCATTATTTGCAGTGCCATTAAATGTACCTGCGCTGCTAAGATTATATCCTGGTTTAATTGTGGTAAATCCAGTTATTGCTGTTAATGGTGTAAATTCGCTGTCAGTGCTGACAATACCTGTACGCACACCATCCAAATACATAACTACAACGTCATGCACTGATGATAATGTGTCTGTAATTTGTTCCCAAATTGCGCCACTCTTACCTTTGGATTTTTTGTATGGAGGTCCTACTAGAATCCATCCTGCTGCATTGAAAGGACTTGTACCATTGTATGTATAAAGTTGTTCTTCATTGGTGTCCCACCATAAGTCACCTGCAATAATTGTGCTAGGTGCAGTAGCTTGAGCAGTGGCACTGCTGATAATTTTCCAACCAATGGTACCACTTGCATAGACTTTAAGTCTTGTTTGACCGCTGTCCCACCATAATTGTCCTGGAAGTGGGTTGCTGGGTGCTGTTGAGCGAGCAAAATTTTCTAATAGATAGACCAAATTGTCTGTCATTATTTGACCGTAATTGCTATAATTACGACCAACTAAAGTAAGACTGGTTGTACTATCGTCATAGTTACCATCACTAATGGTTCCTAAAGTTGCTCCGCTGTATTTTCTAATTATATACGCCATGGTATTATCCTAGTTATGCTGTACTACTCAAGTTCGTCAATGTCTGTATACGAACTGTATAATCAATTTGTATCAATCTGTTTAAGGATTTTTGCACCGGGCTAAAAATCACATGTGTTAATAGTTTACCAAGACCTTCGCCTGCTGAACTATAACCTTTAAGACCCAACTCATCGAAAACAAACTGTCCATTTAAGTCTTGGCTGTTATCAAACACAGCCTGACCTGCTGGCTCACCGTAATCTAATAGACAACTGACTAAAATATCACTGTAGATCTGACCTGGAACATGTGTTACTGTGATTTTATTTCTCAAAGGATCACTGTTAGCCGCATTAGTATCGTCTACGATTTTGTAATATTGTGGACTATACAAGTCAGCATTTTGTACGTTGGTATTAGTTGGCAAATAGGTAATAACACCAGTAGGGTCAACTGTAGTGCCACCATTACCAAAGTGCATTTCTGTAATAAAATTTGTACCTTTATTACTTAAACTCTGTGCAATAGCTTCGCTCATGTTTTCATAATGAATAGCGTTGCGTTTGTCCACAAAAACTTCTTTAGTTTCAGGATCAAATATTTTTATATGCCCTTGTACGTGGATTCCACCACGTTCATCTGGCTGCTTGTTAGGTTGAGTATTCACCGTTGTTTCCTGTTGTTTTTCATGCATATTCTTATTTATCGCGTTATTAGTCATGTTCTACTTATGGGTTTTCAATATTATATAAACGCTGTGCTAACTGATTTAGTGCAGCAGATATAGTAGTAACATTACTGGTCCAGTGTGCATTATTAGCCATGGTAAAATTGCCAGTAAACGCTGTTGATTGTACAGTAGCATCTGGGAATTGAATTACGCCCACGTTGCCTACATTAGCAAATTTCCAACTGTGTAAGGTAGCGGAATTTGGGAATATGCCTACATTGACTACAAATGGACTGACTTCAACAAAGTTACGTAAAACAGTATTGCCAAAATTTGGTACTGCTACCATAGCAGCATCACCGCCTGTGGCTGCCAACAACACTGTGGTATTGCCACCACCAGTAGACGACACAGGCATAACTCCATCTAGTACTGCGCCACCTTGGCCAAAGTTTAAACTACCTGAAGTTGAATTAAAATTAATAACTGATCCGACATCTACATTTGCGCTGGTTGTAATTGCACCTGATGCTGTAATACGATTTACTGCTATGTTACCATTGACTGTTACGTTTGATGCTGTTAGTTGCGTTGTGGTTACAGCATTGGCTGTAAATCCATTTGATGATATGTTACCTGCATATGAAGGCAAGTAACTAGCTACATTGCTGTTGCCATAACTGGTTGCATATACGTTGGCTGCTATTGCGGCTAAACTGCCACTGACTGCGCCTAAATTAGCTGTGATGCCATCTATAGTTGGACTAGTTAATTCATCTGCATAGACATTTAACCACGGAAAATCTTCAGTACCTAATGTGTATTGACTTGGATTGCTTGGAACGATACCGTTACCGTCAGCGTTGTTAGGCTCAACTATCAGAGCACCTTCTTTGCCCCATGCACCACCATCACTGCTAACATAAAGTGCAACTGTACCTGCGGCATTTGCACCATCGTATCCAGTTTCACGTAGTACAAGATTACCTGTCAACTCACTGATACCATCACCTGTTAGCCCACCAACAACCACTAGTGGAGGAGTAGTTAAGCTAGATCCGTCAGATGTAATTGATAGGCTATCTATACTGAGATCTGTACCTGTGACTGCTATATTTCCATCCACAGATAAACCACCCGAGGTAGTAACAATACTATCTGTAGTAACAGCTACATTAGTAATAGTAGTTGAGCTAGTAGATGTTTCTGTAATATAAACATCACCAAATCCTATCCAGCCCAATGTGCTGTACATATATCCAGTTTCTAACAATATCTTAAGATTTGCTGCTCCACCGCTGGTAGGAAGAATAACATAGTCAGAGCCATAAGACAAGTTCACTACATTTAGATTACCACTTGACCCATCAACATAAGTTAATGTTGCAGATATTGTGCCGCTACCATTGGCTAGTCCACCTTGAACTTGTATATTAGCTGGTACTACATTGTTTGTAGTAATTTGAGTATCAAATAAAACTATTGGAGCACTAGCAACTGTAATACCGCCGGTAGCAGAGCTAATTGTACTATTACCTAGATATAAGGTACTACCGCTTAGATGTAAATCTTTCCATTTGTGTGTAAGATTTCCCAAATTATAAGCATTGTCGCTGGTAGGTATAATATCACCGTAGGTTGTTTCACCGCTGGTAATATATTCAGCCAACTGTGCAACGTTGCCTTTTACTGTAGTAAGTGTTCCGGTGGCGTTGCTAACAAATGGAATTATAGTATTTCCATATATAGTTGTTACGTTAGCAAGTTGACTTATCTTAATTGTCATTTCTATTCCTCAATAATTGTATTGCCTGATTCTGTAGTTAGTGTATTTATCGCATCTTCAGTACCTAGCTCGTCAGGTATGATATTAATTACCGTATTAGTAGCTGTGGCTTCTTTTAAGAACAGCACAGGTATTGTAGTTGACCCTTCAAATCCTGTACCGTCTGTGGCTACTCCAGAACCTAAATTATACCAAACATTAGCTGTACGTAGTGTGGTATTGGCGGTAATGGTCACATTTCCATAAAGAGTTATAGGATCTGTAGCTACTTCACCAATTGGAGCTATGCTCACAGGGTAAACTGGAGTAGCTAATGCAGATCCATTGATTAACAATGCATCTGCCATATTTGGGCTATACCCAACTATCTGTGGTCTAACTGTTTGTTCTACTCCATTTATGCTTATGTTACCTGTTAGGTCTAGAACACTAACAGACCCTACAAGATATACTGCACTTACATTAGCACTCGCAGTAGTTACTGCAATCACTCTTAGATTTGCACCGCTGGAAGCCTGTGTAATATAGTCACCGTGAGTGACTGTTACGCTGCCGTTCATTTGAATAGCCACATTTGTGATATTTGTGGTAACGAATCCTGGCATCATAATCACATCTAGTATTTGTTTATCAACAACATTGGTGTTTATGACCATAACGTTAGAGCCCGATGTGGTCTGAGTAATATAATCTCCTACATTAGCAGTTATATTTCCAGTAAATCTCACACGTTGCGGTGGAGTTCTTGTGGTCACGAAAGTTGTATTTGCCGCTACATTGACATTTCCTGATGCAGTTCCGGGGATTATCTGATCTAAACTACCATCTACAACCGGTTTACCTGCTCCATGTATGATTGGTGTGCTGGTTCCTTCGGTTCCTCTACGTAGGTATCCTAAGGTGTTGGTTGTTAAATTTCTAGCCCAGTAGGTAATACGCTCACCACCTATAAATACCACACCAGGGATAGCACCACTGGGATTAGGTATTGGTAATACACTAGCATCTTCTACATAAATTAGTGTGTCAGTGATTGATAATGTCTGAGCTAGTGTTGTAGAATAAGCATCTGCAATTCTTAGATAGCTGGTTTGACGTAGCATATTGCTGAATATTCTATAACCTACCACATCAACATTGGCATTAATTCTAGTATAAACCTGTATGTCCAAGGTATCAAACATTATACCAGGAACAAATTCTTCTGGTGCATGGCTTGAGTATGTGTCTACATAGGCGCCGCCATCTACATCAATATCTTCTGGGCGTGTACCAAGAGCAGAATCTGTATAATTGCTCTGGATGATTGTATCAACTGCGGAATCATCTAATACTGCGTTGCCGTTTTCATCGTATTGAATTTGATCAAACATACCAATATCATATTTGGTACCATCTCCAAATCCTGGTTGAGTATCAAAAGTAATTCCAGTAACTTCAACGCCAGGATAATCAAGTCCATATAATAATTGTTGTAGATTGTTTTCAACAACATTCAATACAGTACTGGTAGAAAGAGTCTGTGGACGATCCACAACCATCCAAACATTTCCACTAGTCACATCCATATCTAGCGATAGTATTCTACTAGAAATCACATTGGTGCCTGTTAGATACATGCCTGGTTTAAGATTTTTAATATCATTTACATAGACTGTAGTATTTGCTGTCACCGGATATTCAACAACCACAGTATAATTTGCTGTTTCAATAGCGGGCATACTATCTGATGGATTATAGTAAGCCATAATTCTATCATTGGCATTCATAAAATCTGCAGATGGATAAACTTCATAATTTGAACTTAAGAAAGTTGTACTAGTAGTAATATTACTAGTTACCAAATATCCTATACTTTGATATGTAACAATATCTCCAGCTAGATATGAAGTGTTAGCTGACCATTCTTTAACTACTGTGGTATATCCTATACGATCAAATTTCATTGTAGTACTAATACTACGTACTTGATTATTTTTCAATACTGCATAGGCTCTAGCTGGGGTTTCATTACTGCCATTGATAATAACTGTTGGAGTAACTACATACCCACTACCGCCGTTTATTAGATTAATAGCAGTAACAGCACCAGTATCACCATCAATTACAGCTTCTGCTGTAGCACCACTGCCACCTTGGCCGCCTGTTACAATACTAACTATTGGTGGGGTTGTGTAGCCACTACCACCAGCTTCAACTATTATGCTGTTGACTGTTAGTGTTCTGTTGGTATACCATTGATTGTAATCATCAGTTTGCCATAACGCTTCATCTTTCTCAGGTTCTTCACCGCTAGGGCTTCGGAACACTCTTAAATCAGAGTCATAATATCCAGGCAAATCAAAATCTGTTACACTGCCGTCAAATTCATCAGTGCCTATGTAGCCAATTAAATATTCTCTAATTTTAGTCTTGTAAGGTTTGACTTCTTCGATGTAATTTCTATAGTAGGTCTGATTATCTTTAATATAGTTAGGTACCTGTGCCAACCCTCTTAACTGATGAACCACACTGATAAAGCTGGTTTTAAAAATCCAATCTACATATTTTTGTTCTGTGAATAGATAATTAACCATTACAAAGAATAAATTATTAAATTGTTCTTGTAATTGGTCTATAAAAATATCATTTTTAATCGCTAACAGTATAGAACGAATTTCAAGATTTGGATTTTGATCATATCTACTAGTATCAAATCCCTGATTGCTAAATCCTAGTTCGTTGTCTGCAAAATTACTTAGACTACTATCTAATTGCACTGTACCGTTTTGAATACCTACAGTACTAAATTCTCCAGCATCTGTGAATACCAATAGTTGCCACTCACCTGAACCAGTATTGTTAACACGTATAAGATCATCTGTGACCAATCCTGCAACAATTCTCTTAGCATCATTAACAGTATCTACTACATAATCAGCTTTGGTACTACTACTATATCCTTCTGCATACCAGTCTGCATAACTCCAATACAATGTAGATTTGTAACTTTGTACACGAATAATTTTCCAAGATTTATCTACTTGTAATTCGTGTAGAGTCCATAGATTATCCTGTTCTGTGTTGGATTCTACTAGAACCAAATAGTTGGTGGATAATTGTGTAGTGTCAAGATATAATAATTCTTCTTCTGTAGCTACAGCGAGATCGTATTCATTTAGTTTTATACTAGGTCTAGGATCTTCTGCTGCAAGACCAGTTAAATCAAACTGTTTAGCTATGGGGTTTTCTAAAAAGATTTTATTGACATAACCAATTAGATTGTTCATAGCAGTTATTCTGTCATTGAACATACTTTGTCTTGGTCTAAAACTAATACCGTATCTATCTGCAACACTGAGCTTAGGATCAGGCACAATAGCACCTGCAGCATCAGCGCCGGCTAAACTATCAATCATTTTGTTAACAACTTTGATAGGCACTAGATTATTAGGATTACCTTTTTGTATTAATTCATATTCACTGTGAATAATACTGTTGTTTTTAATAGTTTCATAGTCTAGATGTAAAATTGTAGTGTCTGCGCTTAGATAACTGCCAACGTTGTACAACACAAATGCTGACGGACTGATCATAGCTGCATAGGCAATACCATAAGATTTAGGATTTTCAATAATACCCTGAATAGTATTGATTGGTAATTTTCTTGTGCTGTTTACTTTGTCTAGAGTTGTTTTATCTTTGACCCAGAAATAATACTTGTTGGTAATAATATTTGTTGTTGGGTCTACAAATATGTCTTCAACATAAGCAGTGTCATCGGCGTATTTAGGAACACCTTCGTAACCAGCATCAACATATTGACTTGGTGGCACAGGACTTACCACCCATTCTAAAACTTCAATAATACTACCAGGGAATAGACGTCCCCAATTAATACTACGATAAGTTAATGTTGATTGTTCATAATCTATAAATCTTACCTGAGATAAATTCCACCAAACTTTACCAACCTGTAGATCTCCCCAATAGACATCAGGAGTAACTTCAATGCCGTCGGTTACTCCACGATTATAAACAGCCGGATCATATTCTGTCTTGTAGGTAATTTCCTGTTCAGCTTGTCCTAGTATTTTACCTTTAGCTGGGTCAATAAATTCTAAATTTGTTAGAATAGTATTAGTAGATTTATTATAAAGGAACATACGATTCACACTGTCTACGTCTACTTTAGGTTGTTCATAACGAATTAAGCCCCATCCTCGCTTGTAGGTTGGGTTATCAAATATGTAAACACTTCCGCTGTCAGTTTGTGTGTAATCATCGCCAGGTGCAGTGACAATAATCTTATCGGCACGCACATCAATAGCCGAACCAAATAAATCATCAGGATTTAAATCACCAGGGTTCAATTGTTGAGCAAATGCATAGCGTCCTGGGTTTTCAACTTCATCGCGTGGGTCATCATATAGTTCATAGATGTAAGTACTGCCACTGCCACGTACTACATCCGTAAATATTGTGCTGTCATCATCAAACATTGTGTCAGCATCATCAAATATCATGTTAAGTTTAGTTGTTCCGCGTTCGCTGGAAATTACCAACATGTAGGCATTTTGTGCTAGAATTACATGACTACCAAAATATTCGCCAGGGGTGTTATAAGGATTAATAATAATCTGCATGAATGCAAATACTGTCATACCAGCATTATCATATACTCCTGCACTGCCAGTGGTGTTAGAACCTGATAAAATACGTAATAGATTTTTTGCCACAGTTCTGTCAGAATCAATTCTTAACTTACCGTGTTCATTCACTGCACTGATACCTAATAGGTCAGCACTATTAATTTCTTCAACAAATTCATCTAATGTAGTAGCTCTTGGATATACGTTTGCAGTGGTACCATTAACGCTGATGTTTCCTGAGCCTAAGGTAAACACATTAGCATTATTGTATGCACTGATTTTAACATAAGTTCCGTCAGTGATTGATTCTGTTATTGTAACATTAGCGCCACTTGAAGCTTGGGTGATATAGTCGCCCGCATTAGCTGATAAGTTTCCGCTGACTCTAAGGTTGACTTTGACTTCGTAGTTATCCAAACGAATTGTGTCATTGGGGGTAAACGTTGGGTCTTCTATGGCTGCAGTGTTAGTACCATACAATCTACCACGGTTATGGAATTTCCAAACAGCACCAGTATTATAAGTAGTGCCATTGTCATAGTAAGGTGCACCTACGTAAATTGCACAGTTGTTAGAACAAATAGTTAAGCTAGTACCAAATCTTGTGTTGCTTTGAATAGCGTCTAATCCGCCCTCGATACTATCGATACCAATTAATTTTTCCAATAAGTTAAATTGATTAGTTTCAATATACACCACACGACCAACACCAATTGGTTTGTTAAATGTAATTTCGTAACTGCCAGTAACTTCGTAATCTGTAGTTTCAATGTCATCAACTGTTACTCTATATACATCTCTAATTTCACCGGTGGTAGTATAAACATTGCCGTCGGTGCTATCAAATGCTTCAATTACTCGATCATATACATAAACCGCGCCTGATCCTACATATTCAGTGTAAGATACTACATTGGCAGTTGGAGGGCCAACTGGGACACTCATTTTTACGCCATTAGACATTACAGCAACATTAACTGTGTCATTTGGCACACCTACTGCTAGCTGTGCGCCATCATTGCTGCTGTCTACAAAGAATCCAAATTCAGCACCTGTATTTGCACCAATGTTTGTGGTGTCAATAGTCTGCATTAATGCGTAATACGGTCTTTGTGTTATAGTTACATCACCCAAGGCCACATTGCCTGTGTTAAACACAAGAGTTCCGCCTAATAGGTTAAAATCTATAGTAGGAATATAAGTTTTGTTTCTTGAAATTACAGATATTGAATGAGCACTATTAGCCACAAAAGGAGTAAAGTCTAAAGAAATATTTGCCACATGACTAGCTGATGAATATGTTATTGGATATACGTTTGCGGTAGAGCCATTAACAAACACATTACCTGACAATAAAGTTAATTTAGTAGCATCACCCATAACATTAAATGTTGTTGATGTAGTAGATACAGAAATATTGCTGACTGTTAGATTTGCTGAACTGTTAGACTGCGTGATATAATTACCAACGTTTGCAGTTAAATTGCCACTAAAAGTAATTGTATATACAGGTTCGATAACAATCTGTTGTGTTTCTACTGGCACACGTGTGTTTAGGCCATAAGCATAAACTCTATCATTGCCTAATGCGCCAACATACAACCATGTAGCATGTGCATCAAAGGCTATATGATGACCAAACTTGTCCCCAGCAGTATTAGCAGTTAATATTTGATATCTATTCCAACTGGTGGTTCCCTCTGATTTGTCGTATACATAAACCAATCCAATATTGCCTTGACTAGTAGGAGCACCTACTGCAAGTCTTTGTTGACCAAAACTTAGACTAGTACCAAATCCAAAAGTATTACCGCCATCAGGGCTTAAAGTCACATCCTGAACATATTCTCCTTCGTAATTTTTAGAAAATATGCTCACAGCACCTACACCAGTGGTGGTAATTCCGCCTGCATCTCTATCTGTGCGTGATGCCGTAGGACTACCAACTGCGGCACTTAGTCCATCAGCAGTTAATTTAGCACTACGGCCAAATCCATCAGTACTGGTATATTCTGTTTCGCCTTTGAGTAATCTTTGTCTGAGTTCCCAAGGCATGTTCTTTTCATAGACTTTCCAAAGATTATTTCCGGTATCATAAGGTTGCCCTTGTACTAAGCTAGTTGGGGCATCAATGTCAACCCATATTTTCTCACCAGCTTTCCAACGATGCAGTGGAGATGATAGGCCAAACACGCGAACATCTTCCATAAATGTAAATCTTAGACTGTCTAACTTAAATATTTCGCCAGATCCATCTATGGTAGTTAAGGTAGACGTATCACCAGCATAGGTCACCATAACCTTTGTTAACGTAATAACTTTGTAGACCTGATAGAATCCGTCAAATGCCTCATCAAATGATTTAATTAAAAAGATGTCATCTTTTTCTAAACCATGTGGTAAATCTGTGGTAAATGTTATGTATCCATCTAGATCGTTGCTGACTAGATTTACATGATTATCTGTTTCTGAAACTCTGTATACATTCCATTGTTGACTAAAATCTTTAGCTACCCAAATGGTGTAACCTGTACCAATATCATCTATTCTGTCGTTTAATTCTTGATAATTTTCTAAACTAAAAATATATGTGTCAACGTCATCAATATTAACATAACCTGCCGTGGGAATGTCATTAAAATAGTCGCTGGTATCATCTCTAACTAAAGCAATATTACCATCAAATTGTTCTGTAGTTTTATATAACTGTCCTTTGTCAAATACTGTGATGCCATCTGCTCTGTTACTTTCATTGGTAGGCACAAATTCTGCTACAGCAGGATTTACTGAAAATTCTTTTTCTGCTAGGGGTACTTCGATATAAGGATTAATATCTAACGCACCATACTCACCTATACGTATTGCCCATTCTTCATAATAGTTGATAGCACTGCTAAGATTATTAAATTCAGCGTTGGTTAACGCTTCTATGGCATTAGCAGTACCTTTTTGTTTGATATAACCTTTGTAAAATTCAACCTGTGTGGTTTCATTTAATCCTAGATCGTCTAGATACTGACGAGACTTAAATCCGATTAATCCATGACTGTATTTTATCTGTTCTGCATCATTAAAATATCCATAAGGATCATAGTGAGATTCTAATCGCACTGCGTTGCTGTTAGGATTTGGTAATAGTCCTGTTTTAAATTGTGTATAATCTGCCTGTTTCCAGTATGCAAAATCAAATGTGCCAGTGGCAATAATATTTTCTAGTGCTACATAGTATTGATTTTTATATTTTACTAATTCGCCTTTAAGGTAGTCTTTGCCTTCTTGCCAGTCTTGTATATTACCTGAATTATATATAAATCCTGGAGCATTTAAACTGCCATCCCAGGCCGCAGTTTTTTGACCAATTAATTTTAATCTAAATTGACGATTGCCCAATTCTGGTTTATAGATAATGTCATTGAATACTGTGGTATTATCAAACACCAATATGTGTTCATACTGTACAAGATTAAGTTCTAGATAAGCAATTACACTACCATTAGTTAGAGTAAATTTAAAATTAGTTGGAGTACGAACAATATTGTAGTAGGTATTTTTTATTAATTTAAAATTTTGATCTAGTACTCTACTGCCGTATTGACTGTCAGTGACTTCGTCCACTATACTGCCGTTGGTTACCACATTGATAACATTAGATACTGGACTCATTACTAATATACTACCTTCTTTCCACCCCTGCTGTGCCCAGAATAAAAATTCTCGTACACTTAACTTCCAATTTTTAATTTCAGCAAGTTCTTCTTCAATGTCATTGAATGTGAATCCTTGTGCTATTAAAAATCTTTCGTAGCTGATAAGAAAGTCAACAATTTGTTGCATGCTATTAAATTCATAGCCATAAGGTACTGTTAATTTAAGTGGTTGATAATCAAGATATACAACTCCTTCTTTATTCAATACAACTATCTTTCTAGCATTACTGTTAATAACACTTGGAATAATTGTAAAGTAAGGATTATTTAAATCATATCCTCTAACACTATAACCGTTAGATGTTTTTTCAATAATTACTGCACTGTAGACAATCTTATCTACAGGAATAGATTTAAACAAATGAATATTATAATTTTCATTTGGCACAATAATGCTATCATTGGTGCTGGATGGACTACTTTGTTCTGCAAGCACCTGCAGATATTTTTGATCACTGAATCCTGCCATCTTATAGGCTAGATTTACATTATAATTTTGTATCAATGGATAGATTTTTGTAGCAGGATTGATACCAAGATTTAGTAGATAGTCTGCAATATAGTTTAAGTAGCCCGCAGTTCTTGATATAGATCCTGATGAGGTATCTCCATTGAACACGATATCATTTTGTCTTACATGATGATTACTATCTTCTGTTAAAAACTGATTTAATTCTGTATTTTTTCTATAACTTTGTAGATCTATTTTACTACCAAAATATTTTGCTGGTTTGGTCAATGCCAATGCCTGTTGAACAGCAAATGGAAATTCGCTGCTACGACGCCAAGAAGTTTCTACTGGGCCTTGGCTACCTATTGCCCAACTGTTTGCGGCTTTTTTAGCATTAACGCTTCTAGCTAGTACAGCCACAGGGCTTAATAAAATACCGTTGTCATCTACAGGAATAATTGTAGATAATCCAGGACGTGCAAACATAAGATCTATACCTGCTCGTTCACCATCAACAATACGTCCTGCTTCTAGATCGTCCCATAAGAGTTTGTTACCACCAGTATACGGTGCTGGACCATAGTAGTCTTGCCACCAATTTGGTTGTTCAGCAAAGCCTAACATTTCCCACGGTGTTAGATGTGGTCTAGCAGTGTCATAGAAATATCTGTAGCAGGCACGCCAACCACCTGGTAATTTTTCTCCTGAAATTCTATCAGTGAAATTTGAGTAATTCCAAGTAAAAGGATTATTGCTGTCAAATGTGTCATTGTCACTATAATCTAGTTTGTTATTACCTACCCAATTTAAGAAATTTTTAGTTAGTACACGATTTGCTTCATCTAACGTATACTCGTTATCTCTGAATTTGCCTGGCAATACTGTGTAGATATCTTCGTGTGTGATATCTACGGGCAATTTAATATTATTGTAGATACGGCTTTCTAATTCTAATAAGAAGTAATCTCTGTAGTCATTGAATGCTGGAGTTATGCTACCGTCATGACCTTTGACTACACTGATAGGAGTAACATAAGTATCATCTACAAAAATATTAGGAATAAACTTAGGATACAATCCTAATTTACTTGGAGTTTCAGGAATATAATTACCATCAGTGTTGCTATATTCTACAATTTTAATTACATCATCTATTTCCAGTGTTACCGTATCCAAAATTGTAATTGCTGGTCTGTCGGTATTGAATGTATAGTCTCTATCAAATATTAATTGTGTGTCATTTAAATACACCAACACTGCTTTGTTGCTGAGATTATTATTATCAAATACGTTGGTAATTTCATACTCGCGTGTTAGTGGATTGAAAACTGTATATCCAACATCATTAACTATGGTTTTTAATGGACCGTAAGGTACCATGTCGCTATAGTACCATGGGAATGATGAATTTTTAATTTTGTTAATTTCTGATAGAATTAAATCAACACTGCTAGCAGGATCTAGTGGGTCAATACCTACCAAGGTCATAGCTAGTTCTAAAAATTTATTTTTAAATTTACTATATTCTCTTTGAGCAAATCTCAGTGCTTCTATAAAATTAGCTTCGTTGTCTAATAAAAACAGTGCAGCCAATGGAATGGGTGCGCTGTGTTGTAGAATATTACCACCCTGACTTTTAATTTCAATGTCTCTAAGATTGCTACTACCAAGAATACTACCTATTAGGTTTTTGTCGTTATGACTTAATTCTATTAGATGATTTCTTATCTGACCTAAAGTTAATGTGCTAAGATCTATGTTCTGTGCATTTAGATCTAGATTTAGTGGGATCTGATAGTAACCCAATTTACTTAATGACTTACTATAGATTAAAATATCAACTTTATCACCAGCAACTAGTCCGGTGCCTAGTAGAGTAATAGTTTTGTTAGTTGAATTTAAACTCCAAGAGTTAGATGATATAATACTGTTGTTAACAAATACCTTAGTATAAGGAATGGTACTTTCTGTTTCAGGTAAAATATCTATAGTTAGTGTAGTATTTGTGCCGTCTAGAATAAAAGTTAAAAGTTGATATTGCTTAGTTGGTTCAACTACTCGACTCCAACAGTTTCTTTTTGAAAATGTAGTTCTGTCTCTATTGGTATGAAATAACCCTCTACTGATTGGCAATGTGTATGTGGTTTGATCTACTACATAGGTAAATTGATCTGAATCATAGAAGTTTTGAAATTCAATATCGCCTTGTGTTCCAAAATTTCGATAACTTAAAGGGAAACCCAACACAGTGTCATTAACACCTAAGGATTTTCTTACATACCCAAATAAACTAGTTCCAGTAAAGCTAGATCTTGGATAGGTTGTGTAACTAACATCATTTTCATCAAAAACATCAAACTGTGGTTCCTGTTGAACTTGAGTTTTTTGCTGACTTTCTAACCAGTTAGTTCCGTCGTACCACCACGCACTACCTTTGTATTGACCTCTTAGTACAGTAACGCAGTCATCGATTTCACTGTCACCATCATCAGCCACTGTTAGTTTAATATGTTTGTCGCCTGTTGGTATCCCCGTAACAGGATCTGCATCAAACTGTTCAAGATTTACAACATAGATTTTATCTCTAACCAACGGATCGGTGTCGGCGGCAAACAATACACGACAGCCATCAAATAGTTCAATACCAAAAGCACTGGTGTATATTTCACCTTCAAGTTGATTAAATGCATCAGTATAATTGGTATCTAAGATATCAATATGGCGTTTACCTATACGACCATTATTAATCAATTGTAGATCGCTTTCAAATTGCACTATCGGTCTTTGAGCTCTTAACAGTTGATCAAATCTAATAGGAGTGTTGTTATATTCTGCTGTGGCTAAAATAACTTCTGCATGGAACCATCGATTATTACGTGCCCAAGGATTTAAATCCAATGCATCTCGTTTGATTGTTATATATTCTGGGAATACTGTATTATAGATAATATCTATGGTAGTGGTGCCACTAGGAATACCCGGACCAGTTACTGCTGTTCCGTTAGCTATGCCTAATACATCATCTAAGGTTGTAAAATCTGTACGTCCTGCAGCAATTTCTGTGTCTGTGGCTGCTTGAACATTGCCAATTGTAATTACCTCACCAGGATCTATGGTTTCTGTAACAGCATTACTTAATATCACACGTTTTAGAGGATAGTTGACAGCATTTTCACTGTTGTAAGTTTCTGGAGTTACAAGTAGTGTTACATCAACTAATCTAATACTGTCACCAACATTTTCTACATAGTATTCTTTGTTTTGATATGCGGGCGGAGTTACATCATCTTCAAAACGAATTTTAAGTCCACTAGTAAATTTAACTCCGTTGGGGCTGGTATAATTAGGTTGACTAATAATGTCATTTTCTACGTCAATTAACCAGCTAGCAGAATCAACAATTTTTATACTTTTGTAGATGCTTGATTTTGTGCCGTCTTGAATATACATAGTATCCAGTAGACTAGTCATTACTGGCATACTATAGAAGAATCCATCAAATTCTTTATAGAATTCTTTGTTAGCATTTACTAACCCGTATTTGATAAAAACTTTTTCTCCAATATCAATATTTTGAACATAGACTAATTTAATTATAGGGTCATCTGTACCGCCATTGGTAAATTGTACACGCCACACTCCGTAACGTTGACTGTCAGGTACTATTGTTCCTGCATCAAATCCGTCAACTTGTAGGCCGTCTCTATCAAATACACCACCGGCTGTCCATGCTTCTTCGCCGGACAATTCTATAGTATCCTGATCTACAAATATCAGAGTTTTGCCGTCTAGGCTGCCAGTAATACCAGCATACTGCGGAAACTCTTCTAAGAATTTACTTAGTAATTGATTGTGTAGATCTGAATATGCTATTGGTGCAGCGTAGTCTACATTGTAGACCAAATCCATATCGGCAAATCTATCTTGTGCGTTACTTTGTGGTATTTGAAATTCTATAGTACCTGCATCATCGCCGTTGTTAGTTACTCCAAATACATCTCTGGTACTAATAGTAGGAGTAGAATTATTTTGACCGTCGATACCTAATTCTGTTTGTATCCAGAAAGGATAACCTGGTTGATCAACTTTAAATGTATATTGACCGCCTCTAGCAAATATCAATGTTTCTTTAACTTCACCGTTAACTGTAAATTTATATTTGTCTGTAGCCGAATCTCTTGTGACAATAAAAGTTTGACTAAGATCAACATCACTAGTATTAACTGTTACTGGGTCGGGTCCGTTAGGTAACCAATAGTATTGTCCAAAGTTAACAATTTTGTCATAGCTGATATGTGGATTGAATGAATAGTATTCATTATCAAACAAACGACTATGATTATTAATTAATCCACCGTAGTAGTCTATTTTATTAAGTAAATCTGTATAGCTAGCAAAAAATGTTATGTTGTTGGAGTCATCACGTACAACAATACCGGGCTCTAACTGATAATTTTGTCTATCAGCAGAATCTTCTATAATATAACTGTCTCTTGCCTTATAAGTTGGCGCAAACTTTCTACCAATATAACCGTGAACTGTTTTTAAATTTGGTTCGCTGACCAATTGATCAACCGTAGCCGATAGAAACTTACGATTGACTTCAGTTTGAAATATGGTTGGTAAAAAATTTACTGTTTTTCTTGCGGCCATTATCTATCCTAATATCTACTATACTACTGTTGATTGATTAATCTGTGCGGCAGTAATAGCACTGATAATCTGTACATTGTCTACGGTTGCTGCACTGGTAATAATTTCATTGTACTCAGCATTGATCTGTAATAAACTACCAAACGTGCTGGTTTCACTGCTAGGCACAATAATAATACTAGCTATATTTGGTGCTAGTGTAGAATGTAAATAAGCACTGAGTTCACTGAAGTAAAATGTTTCACCAAAGTCCCAGTTATTAACATCAAAGTAACTGTTGATAGCTGCAATTACAGATGTTTTAATATCATTGTCACTGACAACCACTGATGCATTCTTAACTACTTTAAATGTTGCTTGTAGTATTGGGTTTGCCTTAATACCAAATATTGGTTTAAATTTAGCAGGATTATAAATTAAAGTATCTGAAATACTTTTGTATTTTTCTAACTCACTAAATTCTAGTCCTAGTTGGTCACCGGTTGGTAGTGCTGGTTCTTCAATGGTATTACTACTGTCTTGTATCCATGCTACATAGTCTGTAGCATATTGTTTAGTCAGGATATACAAGTCAATGATGTTATTTGGACTTGGGTCAATACGACGATAGTTAGGACTATTATGTCTATATTGGAAATAAATGTCCTGGCGTCCACGTTTAGCTGTATATGCTGTTGACTCATTTAAATTATAAACACTTTCGTTAATACTCAAAACGTAAAATTTATTTTCAATGGGTGAATAGAAAATTTGTCCATCTTGATAAAGTGTAGCACTAGTCTGCATTTCTCTAAGAGTATTGTAGTCTGTGACTACCAGGTCACTACTCACAGGAGTCTGTGCAATAAAATTGTCATAACTTACAGTATTTTCAAAAAATACAAATTTATTTTTGATATCTAAGTTAGGTGACACAATCAATTCAAATAGTTCAGGATTGTCTGGAACACCATCATTATCACTGTCTGGGAACGTTACTAGTATTTTGCTGGGATTTTCATATCCATCAATTTCAGTAATGTTCTGATAGATAAACCAAATATAGTCTAGTGCTAGTGCTTCTGTGCTGTCAGGCTTATGGTTTACTTTTAATATTTTAATTTGATCATGTACAGTTATTCCTGTTTTTGGATCAAATATCTTAATACTATCATCAAAATAAAAGTTAGTTTCTAACACACTTTCAAATACATAACGTAGACCTCTGTAGATCACAGAATAAGTCTGCCCTACAGTTTTAAAATATATTAACCAGCTGGAATCTAATCCCTGACCACTGGTGTTACCTGCATAGTTTAAACTAAATTCTTCTGTGCTTAGATCCTGCGGTAAAATTAATCGCCATGATCCAAGTTCTACATCATACCTTAGACCAAAATCCTCATAGGCCTGTATATAACTCAACATGCTTTCTACTAATCCAGTACTAAAGTCATTGTTGAATACCGCATATATACTTTCAGCAATAGCGTCCTGTGGTACTTCTTGATTTAATGTTATAGGACCTGTGCCGTTGGCTAGGTTACCCTGACCTCCGTTGGTACCATTACCAACAACTTTTTGTACGGCCGCATAGATAAAATACTTGTTGGTAATGGTGCTTGGAACACCTGTTTGTATTCTATTTCTGCTGTCAAAGTATTTGCCTGTGCCAGGACTAAATTTAATAATCGCACCTGGTTTAATATATTTTAAGTTACTGCTGACAGTGGATCCTACTTGTAGAATATTATCAGCACTGTCAAAGAAATATCCTGTGGAACCATTAGCAATTACTGTGGATTTATTCCAGTAAACATCCGCCAGAGATATCAACGGATAGTTAGCATAGAAAAATTGCAGTGTTTCTGTAGCACTGGCAATAGGGCTTACCTTATTATAAATTACTCTATAGATATCATTTCTAGTCAAATAGTCAAAACTAAATGTTTCAGAAAAAGGATCTATATACAACATACCATCTTGTGCAAAGATATTTGTGCTGGAATATTTGCCTGTGGTATCAATAACATCAAGATATCTAGACACGCCTGAGCTGGTTCTATTTACAGACTTGGCTTTTAGTACTGTAGAGAATAAGGTGTATGGCAAAATATTATAGTCTTCACCCGTGACCATACGATCCTGTGTGTAGTATTGTTGTGGTGCTTTTTGACGTATTTCGTCTAGGGTTTCACGGCCGCCGGCATTGGCTACTGTATATTGTAGACTTGCGCGAATAGTGATAGTTTCAATTCTACCACCGCGACTAACATAATTAATTGGTACAGTCACGCCTTGCATTTCATCAGGTGTAATTTTATAAGTTTGACCATTACTAACGCGATAATAAAGTCTAAAATTACCTTGGGGTATGTTACTAAAAGCACCGTCACCAAATACTAGGTCAATTTGATCACCGGCACGTGTGTTTATTTGATAGATATTTTTGTTAACGCTCTTATTGTAGATTATATTAGTAATACCTACAGCTGGCACATGCGACCAAAGCACACTAGGATTGCCTGCACTGTCTATACTATATAACCAAACGTCAGTATTGTTGATATTGTTAATGTTAATGTTATATACTCGATTGGGTATGCTTTCATCAAATTTAATATCAACAGATTTTAATTCGCCTTGTTTGAAATATAAAAAGAAACCTGTGTTATTACTGCTGTTGCCTAGATTGTCATTTCTATAGAGTAAATTAAATGGACTGTTGGGTCTTGGGTTTGATTCATAGACATAGGTCTGACCAGCACTGGTAGGACTTACAATTTCAAAATTAGTACTAGTACCTTCAACGTCAGCATCAACGCCGTAGGTAGCTACTACGCTGGGTACTAGATTTATCTGATATTCATCATTGACTATGCCATTGATAGTCTGACTGTTGCTGGGTTTACCAACCACTTGATTGTTATTGAAACTGGAGTTTAGTACAGAAGTAAATTGTTCTAACCAATTGTCGTTACCACTGTCTGCCCATTCAATAACCAAGCCTGACAGATCAACTCCGTTGCTGTCATAAATTGTTTCAGTAGTACTGACAGATTCTACTTTTAATAATCCACTAGCAGGAATGTTACGTTTTGGAGTGTAACTGATTAGTCGAGCTAATTTAAGAATACTGTCACGACGTTGGGCAGTATCAATAAAGTTTTCACGTGTGTTTAAATCTGCGCGGAATGCTAGGCTTTGTCCTAGAAAAGCCACTAGGTCACTTAAAGCAATAAATTCACTGCTTTCAATAAAATCGTTGAAATCTTCTGGATAATATAAACGCAGATAGTCAACCATACTTTTACGTAGGGTTTCGTAATCATAGCTCTTAAAGTCTGCATTACGAAATGTTTGATAGACCTTGGTCCAATCTTCTGCAACTAATAAACTTGTTTGTCTAGTGGTAATAGCCATGCTTGTTTTCCAATTATATAGTATTTATCGTTGGAAAAAACTGCGTAGTTAATTATGCGGCTAATAGGGTATTGCTTTGACTATCAAATCTAAGATTTAAAAGATTAATTTGATTGGTTTGAAGATAACGTAGTTCTAGTTCAATCTGTAGGCCTCTGTCGTATTCAGTAATGATTACATTGTCTACGCTGACTCTAGGATCATAACTAGCTACATCTTTTACGTCAGAGGTAATCACTGATTTTAAATCGTCAGTTAATGGCTCGTGTAATACATTCCAAATAATTGTACCAAAATTTGGATTCATTAGTTTTTCACCTTTACGTATGTGAAAGTGATTGATTATGTCGCGTTTTACCAGCTCAATGTCTGTCAGACGAAATTTTCTATTTCGTCCTACTGTGCTGAATCCTCTATAGAATGTTGTCATGTAAATATTTATCCAGCGTTGATTGCAGGCATTTTAGCAGCTAATACAGATGCCGCATACTTGCCTTTTTGGAAATACTGCTCACCAGTAGTGCCATAGGCATCTGAACCACCAGAGCCTGAACGCCAGTTTTTAGCACCAGTAGCACCCAATAAGTGACTGACCTGTAGCATGCCACCAACTTCTTCGGGTGACATATCTGCTGTGACACTGCCATTTTGAATCATTCGATCGTAGTTAGTTTTGGTAAAACTTTCCATGGCCTGCTCTTGAACTCCTTCGCTGGTTAGCCAAGATTGTTTATTTGCGATACCGTCTTTGCCAGTCCAACTGTTAGGATCATTTAGTTGACTGTTGCTGGTAACATTAGATTTTACATAGCCGCCATCAATCAGTGCCTGATATCCAAATTGGTACTTACCAACAAACCCAAGAGTATTTTCTGCACTATAGTTGCCACTGCTTTCACTTTGCCCTACTTGTGCATAATACGCAGTCAATTGATCTTTAGATAAGTTACCAATAGTAGTTCTAGCCTGTGGTTGATCTCTTAATGCCTTGTCTGATGCGCCACCTGCCGCACCAAGTGGGCGTGTGCCCTCACTTAATGATGTACCGCTGGCATTCTTAACTGCATCAAAACTACCTTTAAATTTATCTGCGGGTCTTAATCCTGTTGTTGATGAATCTACACCTGCATCTGTTGTGCCTGGAGCAGCTGTGGTTAGTGCGTAGCGTTCCAACCGCGGATAAGGTTCGTGTGATGGAGCAATAGAAACAATGGTATTCAAAGCCTTTAGTTTAACTACATATAAGCCCAAGGTCTCATCATACACTGTGTCATTTAACTGTTTCATTGGCAGCTCTGCAGGTTTGGCCACTGTGACATCACCACCAGAATTTTCTAGTATACTTGGAGCTGTTAGTGCTATTTTTGTAGCAGATTTAATACTGGTACCGGTACCAGCTTCAATATTAACAGCAGAATCTGCTTTTAGTCCAAAGGAAGTGCCTGCTCCTAAATTTATAGCAGAGCCTGCAAGTAGATTAAATGTTGATCCTGTAT